AATATATTTGCACCTGCACCAGGAACTTTTGTAGCAAAGTTGATGTTAGCACTATAGTCACCGTTATCTACACTATAGATACTTGCTTCGGGCGGGTATCCCGCACCCGTGTATGTATAAAAATCTATACCTGATCCGCTACCACTACCCCCACCAGTATTAACAATATTGATTCCAGTGATTGTGTTACCAGCATTTGCACCTGTTACTGTTAGTGGAACAGTTTTGTATAAGTTAGTTACTGCTGAACCAACATATAGATAGTTAGTTATATTTGCATTGTTTGCACTTAAGTTACCACTGGCAGTAAGATTGCCGCTAGAAGTATCAATTGTTACACGTGCTGTAGCATCTAATGTTGGAGAGAACACAATGTTGCCTGTGCTACCAGCAGTACCATTACCAGTTTGAATGTAACTAGTAGTGCCGGCAGTGACAATGCGAGTCTTTGTGGCTGTAGCATTGGCTATGTTGCCCAGTGTCAATGCACCATATCCTGCAATCTCTGCGTTAGAAGTTAAGTTGCCACCAGTGATGGTGCCTGTTACATTTAAACTAGTTAATGTACCTGTGCTTGTAATATTCGGTTGCGCAGCTGTTGTTAATGTACCAGTAAAGTAATTAGCACTTACTAAATTACCACCAGTAACATTACCATTTGTTATATTACCGGTCACTGCTAAACTAGTTAGTGTACCAACTGAAGTAATGTTAGGTTGTGCATTTGTATATACCGTACCAGCTACCAGAGCATTACCAACTTGACCACTTACGTTGGCACCTGCTACTGCGTTAGCTGTTGTTGCATATGTTGCTAAATTAGCGGTACCATATAGATTACCAGTGAAATAATTAGCAGTAACACTATTACCTAAACTAGCATTACCCGCGGTTAAGTTACCAGTGAATGCTGCCATTGCGGCATTTGCTCTAGCGTTAGTGTAATAAAGATTAGTTCCCTCACTAACATTACTTGTTGATTTTGTAGCCAATCTATTATCAAATGCAGTATTTGCTCTTGCATCTGTATAGTATAAATTAGTTCCTTCAGTTAAGTTGGTTGTAGTCTTTGCGGCTAGTCTATTATCAAAAGCAGTGTTGCTTCTAGCAGTTGTGAAATAGATATTAGTAGAACCTTCAGTAACATCATCTGTATTGATTGTTACCGCCCCCGTCTTTGAATTAACACTTGTTACACCACCAGTTACTGTAATAACACCAGTGGTATTGTCATAACTACCGCTACCAGTAACGCTTATTGCTGTTCTTGCTCTTGCGTTGGTAAAATATAAATTAGTACCTTCGCTTAAATTACTTGTTGATTTGGTTGCTAATCTGTTATCAAACGCAGTATTTGCTCTATTGTCAGTGTAGTATAAATTAGTACCTTCACTTAAATTACTTGTTGATTTACTAGCTAGCCTATCATCAAATGCTGAATTGGATCTTGCCACTGTAAAATATAAATTAGTACCCTCAGCCAATTCTGTGGTACTGATTGGAATATTTACATAAGTACTTCCATCACGTGTTTGTTCCCATTTCTGTGTTGATTCATTCCAGCGCAATCTTGTCTTTGGACTACTACCTCTATCAACATCAACACTTGCGTTAAGACTTGGCGTACCAGTAGTACCGCTGTTCAATGTAATTTTAGTATCACTGATGTTTTGAGTAGTGGTATTTGTAATTGTTTCAGTACCAGTAACACTTAAATTATGAAAGGTTACATCACTTGTAGTATCTAAACTTTGATTGGGTTTTCCAGTAACATTAGCATATGCTACTGCGTTTGCACTATCTGCTACAATTGCTTTACTAGCAGTGATTGGTGCAGTTGCTGATACCTTAGGTATTAATTTATAATTTGATAAGTCTGCCATTTACTATTCCTTAATTTATTTTAATAGACTCTCCAAGTAGTGCCGTTATAGAACAATCCAAAACTTTGATTGTCAACACTTACTGTCATATCACTTGCTGATCCCATAATTGTATGACCGTTTCTAGCAATAACTAAATTGTTTGTATTATATGCACCACCTGCATCTGCAAAATATATTGCATCACCTGTTGCTGGACTTGCCGGTAGTGTTGCTGTTACTGCAACTGATGTTGTATCAACACCATATCTGCCACCAACTGTTGTATTAAAGTCTGCTGTTTTTATACTGAACGGTGGTTCAATTTTTATTACAGGCTTGTTATTACTATCTACAATATTGCCATTTGCTGGTAATGTTAAATTACCTGAAGCAGTAAAGTTCCAAGCAACACTAACATTAGTACCAATTTGCACACCAGCATTACCAAACAATGTAGCACCACTAGGAATATCATCTAATCCTAAATAAGCATTTCCGCTAGTGGCATTGGCAGTGATACCAGCAGTACCTGCTCCCACACTATATACAGAACCACCACCGGGTATTGATAGATTACCATTTTTATTAAAAATCCAATTATTTGTAACATCAGTGTCGGTAGAACTATAATTAGCAATAGTGAATGTCGCAGTACCACTACCACCCAATATAGTTATAGTGTCACCATTTACATATCCAGTACCAGGATTATCAACAGTAACTAAATCAACTATAGTACCTGATTGATTTACATTTACAGTCATTCCCGTGCCACTACCGCCTGATGTAGATGTGCCAGATTGACTACCATAACCAGTACCACCGTTTGTAATAGTGGTAATATTATAAATTGCATGAGTTTTTAACGTTAAATTACTATTAATAGGGGAAGCGTGTATATTAGCAGTTATAATATTAGCAGTAATATTACCGGTGTATGTTGGTAGATAATTTGCAACATTGCTATTAGCATATGTACTACTAATTCCACTTAATATACTTGAACCATTAGCATAGTTAATTTTAGAAGTATTAGTTGGTAATGTTAGATTGCCATCTTGTGCAAATGTCCAACTTTGTGAATTAGCAGTTACAACTACATTACCTGGATTAGATCCTATGCCAGGTATACTTCCTATAGTAGTATTAGTATGGCTAATTATTCTAGCATATGAACTACTATCATCATATTCTGCACCAGACAATACATTCATCAACAACAATGTATCACTGTCAGATGCAAGTACTTCTGTCGGTAATGTAAAGTTTTGTGTGTATCTTGCAACTTTTGATATGCGAATGCCACTTAACACACCTGCCAAATATTGGAAGTCGCCAGAGCCTCCAATTTTGCCTATATATAGAGCATTGGTATTTTGATAATTACTAGGTCCACCATAGCCAGTGTGATTTGTTTGTAATACCCCGTCATAATATACATCAACATATTGAGTAGTATTATTATTAACAATTGCTATATGAGTCCATACATTTATAGTAGGTTGTGGGTAATATGATGGATTTTGAGCGGTACCTAAAATTGTGAGTTGACCATTAGATATACTTACCCCTATGCTAGTACCTCCTGCACCCGCAGGGTCCTGGTCAATTACTCTATAAATTTTACCGGTAGAATCTCCGGTGATTTTAATTCTAAACTCTATTGTCCATACTGTACCTAATGCCCAATCACTTGAACTAGGCACAACCATATAGCCGCCGCCGGGTTCAGTACCATTGAACACAATGCCACTTGGTATAGGTGTACCTAAACCACCTGCTACAGTAATATCAGTACCTGTTGAAGCATGTACGTTATTAGTAATTACACTATTGAATGTAACATTATTACTTGTGTTCAAGTTTTGATTGAATGTTGCTATCGTTGGCTTACCTGAAACATTAGCCCAGGCTACGGCATCGGCTGAACCAGCACTTGTTGCATAAGTTGCATTTGCTACTGTACCGGTAACATTTGCACCTGCTAAAGATGTTAATGAACTACCGTTTCCACTGAATAATTTTGCTTTAAGTGTTCCGGTAGATACATCAATTGTTACATTACTGGTGTATTTGATACTACCATCGTATGTCATCACATCCATGTCACCGGCACTAGCATTATCTAATGTAGTTGATGGAGTAACAGAGGAGGCTGCAAATACACCATTACCATAAAGAACATTACTTGCATTACCGTCTTTATTAATAGATGATATATTACCTAATGTTGGTGCTCCAGTTAAATTAGAATATGCACCACTAAACAATGTTGGCTTACTTGTCAAATCATTATAATTACCACTAAATAAACTTGGTTTACTTGTCAAATCATTATAACTACCACTGAATAAAGCTGGTTTATTAGTTAAATCAACATAGTTACCTGAGAACAATGTTGGCTTACTTGTCAAATCATTATAATTGCCACTGAATAGTGCTGGTTTACCACTTAAGTTAGCCCATGTTATATTAGCAACAGTATTACTTACATTACTTACGTTACTATTTGTAGCATAATTAGCAATGTTTGGTGCACCACTTAGATTAGCATATGTAATGTTTGCAACAGTATTTGATAGTGCTGATAGATTAGAAGTAGTTGCATACCCACTTAAATCAGCACTGGTTAAGTAACTACCTGCCAATTGATACCCAGATAAATCAGAAGTAGTTGCGTACCCACTTAAATCAGCACTGGTTAAGTAACTACCTGCCAATTGATACCCAGATAAATCAGAAGTAGTTGCGTACCCACTTAAGTCTGCACTAGTAATGTACCCTTGACTTGTTACATATGATTGTGTTGCATAACTACTTAGATTAGGAATATCATCAAAGTTTGCTAACTTAATCCAATTGCCACTGTGTGCCATATAGCCATGTTCGGTTACATGAACGTGTGCAAACATTCCATGTTTACTGCTTGCATTAGGCAAATCAATTTCAGTTGGGTAAAAAGTCCATATTAAATCTTCTGATTTTCCACTTGTCGCTACTGTAGCTAAATTTGGCTTGTCACTTAAATTAGCATAAGTTACATTTGCTATTGCATTTGCTATTTTATTATCAACTACTGCATTGCTTGCTAATCCAGCGATACTAGGAATGCTAGGTTTATTAGATAAATCATTATAATCACCAGTAGTTGCAACTTGCATCAAACTTGGTGGATTTAGTAAATCAGAAAAATTACCAGTTGTTGCTACTGTGGCTAAATTAGGTTTACCACTCAAACTAGCATAAGTTATGTTTGCAATTGCATTGGTCACATACCCGGTGTTTGCTAAATTAGATGGAATATTAGATAAATCATTATAGCTGCCCGATGTAGCTACTGTAGCAAATATGGGTTTGCCAGTTAGACTACTCCAAGTAGAAGTTGCTACTTGTTGACTAGCCCAGCTTAAATTTCCGCTACCATCCGTTTTAAGAATATACCCATTACTACCGCCTGCAATTTTAACATTTCCCACATTTCCTAAATTTGCAGTGTTAGTTGTCGTGATATTTCCAACATGAAATGTTTCAGCAGTTAATATGTTTGTAATCGCATCATAAGTAAGTTCTGGGTCGCCGGTAGCTATGTTACCTTTGTTAATCAATACTTGATTGTTTGCTCCGGCTGTATTCAAGTTATATTGAATAATATTGACAATAGTATTGCCATTAGATATGTTATCAGTTGGATAGCGAATTTCGCCGTCAATACCCGGTGTACTAGGAACTACTATTCCGGGGTCTGCTGATGTGTTAACGAATACTTGTGATGGATCTTGTGGCATTTCTTTTCCTTATTATGGCCTTAAGAGTGGGGGGATGCCCGCACGACTTATTTTACTACCTAATTTACTTGCATTCTGTTTCATAGTCTCTGGACCAATGTCAACGGTTAATGCAGTTTTATATCTAGGATCATTTCTCTCTTTATAACTAGGGATATAACCACTAGCACTTTCAGGTAAACTTAATCTTTCACTATGTAGAACATCAAGTTTATCATATAATTGTTTAATAATACCTTTACTACGTAATGCTTTGAATGCTAGATTCTCAGGACCAAACTCACCGTGTAAATGTAGTCCGTTCTTGCGATATTTTTTAATCTTGTCTATCACAGTTTGTATCTTATTTGGATCATTGTGCTTTAATGCTACTTTAGCTAAGTCACGCATTTTGTTGAACTTTAACTTAGTTGCCATTTGGTCTAAGTTAGCACGTGATTTCTTAGGTAATTTGATCCATTTGTCATGTAGAATGCTGTACTCACCCAAACTGATAACTGGTTCGTTAGCGTCTTGTATGTATAATTCTACTTCATATCCGTTTACAATGATATCATGTGTGTCATTGTATAATGTCTTTTTAGCGTGAAACAATTCACGGTAAACTAATTCGTCATTTAATTTGCTCATATCTACTAGGATATGTAAGTCTATATCACTGTGCTTTGTATAAGTGTAGGCTGCATTACTACCAGATAATGTGATGTCCATTACTTGTATATTGTCAAGACCTAGATGGTCAATAAAGTCACCCGCAATTAACAATAATTGCTCTCTTACGTCATCACGCATGGTGTCTCCGGCAAAAACTGCATGATTTAGATCATCATGGAAGTAAATTGCGTCATGGAGTTTGAAACTGTCTAATTCTTTAAGGTTCATAGCTATATTTATGCAAAAAGGCTAACGCAGTCTCCTACGTTAGCCTTTGGGGGTAAGAATGATACTTTTTAAGCGGCTGCTTCTACAGTAGTTTCTTGTGGTGTTGCATCAACCGTTGTAGCTGAAATTGCTTGTTGTTCTTGTTGTTTCTTTTGTAAATCTTGAACATACATAGGACCAATTGTGTCCATTAAATGTTGTTGATTTTCCATACAGAATACATATGAACCTGAGTGACGTAGCAATACACGTTTGTCAACATATACTTTGCCACCAATATCACGCCAGTTTTCACAGAATGTCCAGTCTTCACTGTAGTAACGATTCTGACGAACTGCTGTGTCAAAATATGTTTTCAAGTGTTGGTCATACTTTGGATCTAATCCAATGTCGTTTTTGTATTGCTTTACAGCTGGATGAGATTTAAGTTTCTCAAATACACCACGCTTCATTAACAAGAATCCAGTACCTGCTTTAGATACTTCTTGGAATCCATCACTACCTTCTTCTGCACCCTCAAATCCATTGACAACCCACTTGATAGGCATAGTCTTCATTGGGTATAGACCGCCGATAACGTCTACATCACGGTTTAACAATACTAACAAGTGCCAAGGTTCCCAACCAATGTCAGCGTCAACAAAGAATAAATGAGTTGATTCTGTTTGTTCTAAGAACTTTGCAGTTAGTGTGTTACGAGCACGACTGATAAGACTTTCGTTAACCATTGTTTCCAATGTCCAGTCAATACCAAGTTGACGGGCTGTGTTTGCCCACTTGATGAATGACATGAAAGTTGATTCAGTCAACATACCACCATAGCATGGCATAGCGATATGCACACGGGTAGTACGCAAGAAATCAACGTTAACTTGAACTTGATTTCCCTGAGCTTGTGTTTGCTCTGCTGCCGCTTTTTCAGCGATTTCCTGCACCTGTTCTACGGGTACAGTTTTCTCTTCGGTTTTTTTGGTTTTCTTTGTTGCCATTTTGTCCTCGTTAAAATGTATAATTATTTACACACTGAGGACCGGTACGAAATATTTTTATTCTTCGTCTATATAATCAAATGATTCGTTTGTATTTGTTTTTTTGGGGCGATTGATACTTACTTTGATAAACTCTTTGTCATCTTGTTTGGGTGACGGTTTGTCTTTATAATTCTGAATATCTTGATATTGTTTGATGGCAGATTGTTTGGTTACTTCTTTAACTTCTTCTTCCGCCACACCTTGCTTGACACTTTCACTTTTGTATGTGGCTCCAGTGCATACCCAAGCAGGGCCTGTGTATCCTTGAGGGAACGCCTTCAAATGCTGAATGGTTCTGTGCCAACCTTCGATTAAATCATAGCCGTTGGACAATTTGGCAACAATAATTGGTTCTGCACTCACACCCTTTTGCTGTATCATTTGTGATTGCAATGCGTGTCTTTCAGCATCACGCGGTACTTGAAAAGGATTAGAACTACCGCCTTCTCTACTGGCAAGCATACGCTGAGTCTTGGGTGTAAAGATATCAAAGGTTATGGGCAGTTTAGTCAGTGTCCATTTACAATCGCCAAAGTCTTGTTTGTTTCTTTTAAGAAAATCATCTAACTCTGCCTGGTCACGAATGCCCTTGGCTTGTGGATACAAGAAGTCTTTCAACACATAGTCAGGCCAAGTTGGAAAATGTCGCTTCACAAAGGCAAACAAACTGTCTCTAGCTTCCGTCAAGCCTTCCGCCACACCTTGATTATCTCTATTATCCCAGAACTTTTTTCCTTTTGGTTTTAGTGTTTTACTAGGAATAATTTTACCAACTAAATCTTCTGCATAGTCATATATTTTAGTAGCAATACCTTGACGACGGAATTGTGGATATACGTGAACTATGTCACCCGTCCATGCCCCGTCTATTTTTTTAAATCTTGCGCCACCTACATCTGTTCCATCTGATGTAGCGTGTACATACAACATATCAGGAGACATACTATGTAATAATTTAATATCGCCGGCGTTAGAGCCTTCCGCCACACCTTGCTGGCTTTCTTTAAGAGCAACCTTCATCAATTTGACAAATTGAATTTTCTTTTCTAATGATGCTTCTTTTAATAAAGGTTTTGCTTTGCGAACAATGTCAACTACACTCTCTTTCAGTGCTTTATCTTTGATTTGCTTTACTGCTTTTTGCTTTGGTTCTTTGACCTTTTTAGGTACGTTTAATCTGCTTTTTGCTCTGTTCATAAATTCTAATACCTCTGCGTCTGATAATGCATCGGGCATAGCTTCACGCCAGTATGCAAATTGTTCTTCTTCTGTTGCGTTAGGATTCATTAATATCTCACGCATTGGAGTTGCTCTTGGACCTGCTTCACTTTGTGCTGGGTCATTTACTTGCTGTCGTGAAATTATTTGTAAACTTTCTAAGCCATAGCTTTGATAAGGTACATTACCTGATTTGTCTGGTTTCATTAACCATTGAAAGGGTTGAACTTGGTCTTCGCCCAACACTAATAATACATTTTTGTATTGTTGACCAACAGACGTTAACACTGATGCTAATGTACTTCCTGCATGAAAAATACCAGCATATTGCGGGAACACTTTTTTATATATGAATAGTTTTTCTTCTGGCGTTAATGGATCATCTTTACCCATTGTTTCTGAAACAAAAAAGAAAGGTGTTGCTTTTAATTCTTGTGCTTGAACTATAACTGCTTGCGCCAACAACATATGACCTTTGTGACCCATGCCACGTCCCCAACCTACCACAGCATCTGCTTGTGCTTGTTGCAACGCTTCAATGATATATTGTTTTAAACTCATATCTTTTTTGGTGCCCAGTTTTGTTGGTCAATCAACTTTAAAAATTGACCGGGTAATGGATTGTCAAAGCTAATCTCAGGGTGTGCTTGTACATATCCTTCAGGATTAGTTTGCATAATGCCACCATGCAGTCCTAAACTTAATGATTTAATTAATTGCATCTTAGCATTAGTTAGTCCTTCAACTGCACCTAGTGTTGCTTCGTAACCTTTTTTATCTGCTAACATACCCTGTGCTTGACCTTCGCTTAGATTAGCTTGTGCCCATTGTGGAAAGTCTCTGACTAATCCTTGTGTTCTTAAATGACTATTAAGATATGTGTATAATATTCCACCTGGCTTGCTTAAGCCCTTTTTAGGTGCAAGATAATTGTCAATGATATTAGCGTTACTACTAATAAAATTACCAACTTTGTCAATGTAACTTGTATCAACACCGGGCATTTCTTCTACATAAGTAGTGCCCTGTACAATAGCATCGGGTGTAGATAAACTTTCTGCATTTGGATATCTACCTTCTTCTGTACTACCCAATTTATCATACCAGCCAGTGGCTGCTACCATTAACTTTGCCTTTAACTGTTTAGGTGTACCGATTTGTTTACCTAAATTACTATTTACTGGAATATGAAACCCAGTGATGTTAGGTTTGAAGTCAAATGTTTTTGTGTTTTTGTTATAAACAGGCATTGCACTTTGGCCGTCTGGTTTAGTACCGGGATAAAACAACAACCCACCTTCTAAGAATCCTTTTTGTGGACTAATCTTTTCAAAGTAAGGCCACATCTGTGCAAACTGTTTTGCAAACTGAACTCTACTTTCATCGTTTGGATCAGCATTTCCTGTACCCATAACAAAAGCATATATATCATTTGCATTATTCATTAATGTAGGTGCCCCACTACTTGTTTGTGTCTTACCTGACTTCAAGTATGCCCATGCATTCTTTGGAATCATTCTAAAGACACCTCTTTCGTCACGGCCCCAGTATACGACAGGCATGCCGTCCCATTTTAATTCAATTGAATCATAATTATCAACCATGTGACTCATACGTTCAACTGCATGTAATCCACCACTACTACCATTTGAAATGACGAGGTCTTCTATGTGTTGGTACTTACGTCCAACACCGGGAGCTGCCGCTTCAAATAATAATACGTCTGATAATTTCATTTTCTGTGTTTTTGTACAAACTGTTCGGCTAGCATTACTAATTCTTGTAATTCTTCTATACTCTCACAATTCCATCTGCGTAGTGCTAATGCTTTGGGAGTCGGTTTACCGTTAGGTTTTTTCATAGGACCCTTGTTACCGCTCATTCTAGCACAGAAACTTTTACGGCGTTTGGCAGCTTTACTTCCTGGTTTTAGTTTACTTGGTTTAGTAGTAACTGCTGTTTGTAATTTGCTGCCTGGATTTTCTCTGCGATATGCTTTTACAGCTTTGCGGCTCATTCCTGAAGTCTTGTCACGATGATTAACCTTATTCCAGTCTTCTGTCACGCCTTCATCTGTTCCTTTTCTTGAGTCTGGCATATTCATCTGACGATAATCATCTGGCCAATCAAAAACAATTTCTTCATAGCATTTGTAAACCTTAAGTAATTCTGCCGCCTCAGGATCGTGTTTTGCCGCGTCTATTAGAGTTTCTCCTACATCACGTTCATCCCACGCATCTCTATAGTCTTTTGGTCCAAACTCATCCCACGGATCAACATTATCACCAAACCATACTAAAGCATCGTTTACATTTGTATATCCATTTCTTCGAGCCCATTGAGCAAAATGCTCATGGTATGGTTTTCTGTTTTTTCGAGCCCATTGTATCAATTCAGGAATGCTTGTTGGTATCATTTCTTTGTCAGGGTATTTTGGCTCAGCAGTCATTCTGCTCATCATTGTGTCAAACTTTTGATCGCCTGTTGCCTCCGACATGTTTTTTTTCTTTTTCTTAGCAATAGCTATAGCTGCCTGTTGTTTAGGGTTGGCTGCTTCAGTTATAATCTCAGTTATTTTCATTTTAATATCTCCAACATATTACGAAACCATTCATTTACGTTTGGTGTAGCTTGTTGCCAACTACGTCCAGCACGTGCTGAATTCATAATTTCTTCTTTGCGTTTAGGATCAGGTATCTTTGCCATCATAGATTCTACACTTCCTAAATCAGCACCTTTTGCACCTCTACCTAATAGATATTGTGCAATAGTATCCCAATCATCACTTAATAATTCGGCTTTTTTACCAGCCGCATCACGCTTATACAATCCTTCATCAGGACTCCATAGCATACCCTGTGTACTAGCAAGTGCATTCATAACTAGTTGTTTGTTCACACCCTTATAAGGACTACCTTTTGGTATATCATGTCTATGATATACTGCAACTTTGTGAGCATTTTTTACAACTTTAATGTCAACTTGATAGAACTTATTATCCATTGGGATTTTAGAATGTACAGTTACACCTGCTAATCTTGTTTCAATGTTTTGTTTATTTAAAAAATCTGCCAATGCTCTGCGTGTGTCTGATGCATCTTTTGTTTGAAATTGTTGCATTAAAGTAGACAATTCTACCATTGAATCTAAATCATTTGATGGGACAACTTCGCCGTTTGCATTGTAGCGAGGTTTCCAGCAAGAACCAATTACTTCTACTGTAACTCCCAATGGTGATAGATATTGTTGCGTTGTATCAGACAGTGGCTTTCCAACAACAGACGGGTCAAAGTTAGTCTCAACGTCTGGCCAAATGTTTCCACCTTCTAATAAAATCATTTTAGTAACTTACCTTAATACTTTGAATTGTTCCTTGACTGAACATATTTATTTGCGCTCTCATCCAAACAAAGTTGCCTTGAATATTAGTATAATTGATTTGTGTTAGATTATTTGCTTGGATAGTATGTACAGTGAACCAATCACTTCCTATTGGATTCTCAACTAATGTAGCTTGGATAAGAATCTTACCACTTACACCAACTAGATTCCATAACAATGTTTGTGTATCTCTGTTGCCCAAATGATAATTGGCTGCTGGTTTTCTGTCGCCCGTAACAGTTGATATATTGTTATACGGAGTCTGTGGTAACAGAATCTGAGTGGTAATTTGGCTCATTATGCTACCTCAGTAACTGTTCCAACACCCGCAACAAAAGCCACGTCGCCAGTCGCAGTTGAGGTAAATGTAACTGCTGAATTACTGCAGGTAACCACCATTGCTGTTCCGTTATATCCCGCTGGGGTAACATTAGTAACTAATATATTTTGTCCGGGTAAGAACGGAGCATCTGATTGTGTATCAAAACTTAAAGTAGCTATATCTCCGGTGCCGGCTACATTAGTTATTGCAACTGAATTGCCAATAATAGTAACATTGGCTATACTTGCAACATCTACGATAGTATCTGCCCCAAATAACCCTTCAATGATTCCTGAAAGTGAAGTTTTTATTTCGCTAGAAGAAGCGAATTGAGGTGAACCCCCGTCAGCAATAATTTTAGTGAATTTTAATGTGACAATTTCTTGTGTGATTTGAGCCATGATATGTAATACTCCGTTTTTATAAAATATTTATCTTAGGCTTTTACGACTTCAACGACTACAGAGTCGCCTACTAACTCTTGGGCGACTTGTTCTAATGCTTGTTGAATGTCAGCACTGGCAATAGTAGAAACATCTGATTCGCTGTCCTTGACTATTTTGCTGAGGGTGATGACTATGTTTTCTGTGACAATCTTTGCCATGGTTAAATACTCCAATTAATAGAGTATTTATCTTTACTCCTGGCGCTTCTCTAGTTTGAATCTGCGCTTAATCATATCACCAAACATCAAAGAAAGTAAAGAATTGGTACTTTCATCGTCATATTCTATATAATAATGTGCTGAACAATAGTTTATATGCCAGGATTTATAGTGCCCTTTTAGCCAGTGACGTAATGCATCGCTAGGAACTATAACTGTTTTAGTATTCTTATATCTGTTTATGAACTCAGACAATTCGTCTTTAAAAGTATCCTTGACCCGCTTACTTTTCAGATAAGCACGATATTTGTGCTTGGGTTCTTTTACAAAAGTTTTAATACCTGTGGGAGCAATATCAATTATCTCAGTGAAATTGACATGTTCAGGACCTGCAACATTGCGTAGTGTATGCAACAATGCTAAATCGTTGCTAAAAATACCCGCTGTGCTACCCTCAATTCGCATTGAACAAGTCTTGGACTTTATATGTTTATTCTTCCAATCAATGAAAGTCTCAATGTCATCTAAATCAATTGCTTGAATACGACTAGAATCATAATATCTTCGGTTAACTTCTAATCTTCTTAGATAGTCCAACATAGTATCAATGCCATGCATGTATGCTAATCCGGGGATACTAAATCTAGCACGGTATCTGTACTTGCCGTAGTACAATACGTCCCGATAATCTATTGTATCTATTTCTGGTAACTTAGTTGACGACATTAATGAATCCATTACTATCTACCTCTACATTAATTTTCTGTGCTACATCAAACACAATTTTATCATCTACTAAGTTTGCTGTAACTGTGCTATTCTTAATCTTCTCAAACAAAATCTTCTTGCTCAATGGTACACGAATCAATTCATCAATCTTACGACTTAGTGGACGTGCGCCCATTTTATTATCATATCCATGTTCTGCTAGATACTCAACTACTGGTTCGCTTAAGTTAAGAGTAATGTCATGTACGTTTTTAAGACTTTTCTTCAATTCGTCTGTAAACTTGATAACAATTTTCTTTATAGCCAATGTGTCTAGTTTGTTGAACTTACAAACCATGTCAATACGATTTCTAAATTCAGGCTTAAAGAACTCTTTCAATGCTTTATCATCTTCACCTGACTTTTCCTGTGATCCAAAACCAATAACGTTGCGTTCACTATCACTACTGCCCAAGTTACTGGTCATGATAATGATACAGTTTTTAGCATTGACTTCTTTGCCATTACTACCTGTAACTCGACCTTCATCAAGCAATTGCAAGAATACGTCAAAGACTTCTGGGTGAGCCTTTTCAACTTCATCAAACAATAATATTGAATATGGATTCTTACTTAAGTCATTGATAAGCTTACCGCCACCTAATTCACCTTCACCAAAGCCAACATATCCTGGGGGCGCACCGATGAACTTAGCAATAGCATGTTTCTCGCTGAACTCACTCATGTCATATTTCAACAATGTCATATCTAAGTTTTTACTTAACAATTTAGCTAACTCAGTTTTACCTGTACCAGTTGGGCCTAAGAACAAGAAGCTACATGTTGGTTTAGTTTCATTACCAATACCCGCAAATGATACATAAACACGCTCAAGTACTTTATCAACTGTTTCATCTTGACCATATAGTTTGTCTTTGATGTTAGATTCAAGGTTCTTGATGCGGTCATCAGTGACATCACTCATTTTGTCAGCAGGTACACCTGTATACCGTTCAACTTGTTCGTGTATCAACTCTTTAGTGATTATTGCACCCACGTTTTCAAGCACACGTTGTTTAGCACACGCCGCATCCAACAAGTCAATTGATTTGTCTGGATTCTTGCGGTCGTGAATATAGCGAATAGCACATTCTACGCTTGTATTGATTGCTTCGTCACTAATCTCTACACTATGAAAGTCATTCAATCGCATACTTAAACCTTTAAGAATACGAACTGTGCTTTCTTGACTTGGTTCATCAATAGATACACGATAGAACCGTCGCATCAATGCACGATCCTTTTCAAATGATTCGTAGAATTCTTCCCATGTTGTGCTTGCAATTACTTTCAATGTGCCCTTAGTAATTGCTGGCTTAATCATGTTAGCAAAGTCAACACCACCGCCACTAGCGTTACCTGAACCCTTCATGGTATGTGCTTCGTCAATGAATAGAATAGCTTTGCGTTTAGTATTCAATGCTTGTAGGATGTTTTTAATCTTTTCTTCAAAGTCACCGCGGTATTTACTACCCGCAAGTAAGTTAGCAACTTCAAGCGAATACAATTCATGATCCTTTAAGAATTCCGGAACAACTTCATCTACAATTTGTTGCGCTAGACCTTCAGCAATAGCAGTCTTACCAACACCAGGATCACCAACCATCAACACGTTTGACTTGAATCGTTTAGCTAATACATTGACGATATCATCAACTTCTTTACTACGACCAATCATTGGCTCAAGCTTACCGTCTTTAGCTAACTGTGTTAAGTTAGTTGTATATTCTTCTAGTATTTCATCTGCTTGAGTATCACTTAATGCGGAAGTATAATTACCACCTTTGTAATGTTTCTGCCAAAAGGGTACAAACTCGTTCTTAACAATACCATACTTTAATAAGAAATAATGTGCATGACTGTTTGTCTCTGCACTGATACTTAAATACAAATCAATAGTTGTAATTGATTTACGACCAGTGAAAAGAACTTGTGTTACACCACGATTGATAGTGCGTTCTAAACTGTTAGTTTTTCTGGGTTGAACTTCTTCACCTGGACTAACATTAACTTGAATAGCACGTAAACTATCCAAATATATAGAAATCTCTTTGGTTAAATTAGTTGTGTCTGCACCAAATTGATCCAGACACTTTTTGAATGGAGGATGATTTACCAACGCTAACAATAAATGCTCTACTGTGCAATACTGATGCTTGCGTTGTTTAGCAAATTCAATAGCCTGTTCGATAATTGCTTCTATTTCTACTGAACTATGCATATTTGTTTCCTTAAAATCTTATTTACTTGTTTCGAGACTGCAATATAGCATCTAATATTGCGTTATCTATTTTATCAGGAACTATGGGTTTAAGCAAGACATATTGGTCACCTACTGATCCATTTACTTGAAAACCCTGCCCGGCTACACGAACTTTGGTATTAGGTTGTGTTTTAGGTTTTACCCCCAAATTGAACTTAGTTCCGGATAATGTAGTAAACTCAATGTCAGTGCCCACAATTAAATCTAGTACCGAAATGTCTACTTCACTATACAAGTCTAAACCTTCTCGTCTAAACTTCTCGTTAGCATGTACTCTAAATTCAATTATTAATACTCCGTCGGGTATCAGATTATCATAGCGCATTTGTCCACCGTTATCTATACCTTTAGGTATATCAACTCTGATAGTTTGATTTCCTGATTGCGTTCTAAACTGCAATATTTGTTCACCGCCGGTTAATACTTGTTCTAATGTGATCCAAATTGTAGTTTTATAGGTAGGACGTTGTCTTTGATGTCCGAACATTGATCCAAACATGTCATGTATGTCCATTCCACTTCTTGGATCAAAATTAAAATTGAATCCTCCACCAAAAGGACTACCTGTAGTAAAGTGAAATCCACCGGGTGCGCCATGCACTCCACCAAATGGATTTGGATTGTCGTATTGCTGTTTCTTTTCTGAGTCGCTTAGTGTTTCATAAGCAGTTTGAATTTTTTGAAACATAGCGGTATCACCACCTTTGTCAGGGTGATGTTGATTCGCTAGTTTGCGATATGCTCTTTTGATATCTTCGGGGGTAGCATTTCTGTCTACCCCTAGGGTTTGATAATGTTCCATAGTATTGATTATAACACAGTTTGTGTGCTAGTGTCAATATTTATTATGAAATATTATACCGGTAAAGTAATTCCTAATGGTATAAGTTTACTTCTCACTGACTCAGTAGCTAATGCAATTAACCTATATTGACCTGCCCAATATAAATACTTTTCACCACCAAATTTAAAAATAACGTTTCCGTCACTTTCTAAATTAGTTACAATAGCTTTTCTTTCTGCGGTAATTCCTCCGGGAGCAGAATATATGGGAATAGTTTTACTAATTCCAAAAAGACCACCACCAATTTTTTGATAACCTGTGATTTGTGGTACTGAATATTTTGCTTTTAATGAAAGTTGTATAGCGGTCATAGCTGCCACAACGCTGGCAGCATCTCCTGCAATGATTCTCGGTAATTGTCCAATTTTAGCTAATACACCGGCAATTGCCGCTTTGTCAGTACTTTTAATTGTACCTAGATTAGTTAATCCTGCAATGGCTAACCATCTGTTAGCCATTGATTGTAAAGCAATTGCTTGGTTAGTTGATCCAAATATTTCAGCATCTGTTAAATTATATGGGTTGTAGTTAAGTGTTGACATTTTATGAACTTACGCCTCCTAATTTTTCTTTTGTACGACCGTATGCGGCAATACCTAAAACTGCACCCATTGCAATGTGATACAATCCTGCACCTTGTAACGTTAATGGTTGCCATTGACTTGTGACTTGGCCATGACTCATTGCTTGTAGTACTGACCATAGTACTGGGAATAAAACAAAGTCACAAGTGCATGTCAACATATAAATCCAACCCATCATAGGGCGCATTTTCTTGTTGATCCAATCTGTTGCATCTTTGTCTAATTTAACTGTTGATTCACCGCCTTCACTCATTGCGCCCCCGCCACTTTTTAGTGACTCTGCTTGATTTTGTGTTACGTTTAATGTATTTGTGTTTGTACTTGCCACGTTTGAACTCCCTTGATTAATTGTTGGTGGTGCCATCACTGATGGACCTTGTGCACCTGGACTTACGTTTCCAAAGCTACCAAATCCATCTGCCGCTGGTGCAGAGGGTGTTGGTGGAAAACCAAAACTGCTACCTGCCGGAAATGCTGATACTGTTGGGTCAGCTGCCATCATTTCATGATGGTCATCTGTTTTTGCTAATGGCATTGAGCCATCTGCTTTTTTTGCTAATAATGTTGCCATTTATAATCCTGCCTTTGCAATAAAATCTTTTAGTAAACTATCTTTTTCTTTGTAAACATTTGCATTGGCTAATCCTGCAATGTTTCTCATCTCATTCAAATCACTATCTTCTATATCTTCACTATCTTCTACATCATCTTCGTTTTGTTCACGATACTCCATTGGGATAGTGATGATATGTTGCTTTAACGTACTCAAGTCTGGTTCATACTCTTCACCGTTAATTTTAACTGTCCAATCTTCTAAAGATAATCCAGTTAACGTTTCTAAATCATCTAATATTTCTAATAATCTTTCTGGTGATTTGCTTCTACGATTAGTTTCTACGAATACAACGAAACGATTTGCCATTAACTCGCCTTCACTAACTTCAGCATCATTAATGTAATCATATCCTTTAATTAACCAATCACACAAATCTTCACCAATTGCTTTACCTTTAACAATGAATGAGAATGTAATAATTTCGTCATTGTCACCGGATCTAGCTTCGTATTCATCTACTGATACAGTCGGGATGATTTGATTTTCAAAATCTAAGTGGTCTAAGCCTTCAACAAGTACTTTTCTCATATTACATTCCTAAGGGTTGACCGCCGGGGGCGGCACCGCCACCTGGAGCTGGGGGAGGTACACCTTGACCGCCCAATGTTTGTTGACTCATATCCCCTTCAGTATCCTGACCTTCTTTGTCATAATCTTTTTCGTATGCATCATCCAACTCGTCTAACTCAATGTTCTGACCAGCTAAGTCAATAGTACCTTCACGGATATCATTCATTAATTGTTTTGGAATCTCAATACGAACTAACCAAACGTCACGTTCAATCATTTTGGGATAATGTGTTCCGGCTTTGTAATCGTCAGGGCTATCAATTTTGATAGGTACTTTGATTTTTGTCTTTTTAAAGTGTACAGTGCAACCCAACTTGATAATTCTTTTTCCTGCTCTTGGGTCGGGCATTAGTTTGGCAGGATACATAAAAATACATGCCACCGTGTACTTTTTAATCTTTGGTCCATCAACTAATTCACCCAAATCCCAGTTCTGATAGGCGTACATATCGGCTTCATCTAATACTCGTTCAAAGTCTAATAATGTGGATAGGGAAGCATCGCTGGTAAAAATACCCTTGATACTGTCAATAATACTAGGGTAGTCAATATCTGTGAAAAAATCGGTTGTTGGTGACTTCATAATAAAGTATTTATCATTTAAAATCTTATTATGTTGATTTAAGAAATACCGGGGTTAGCCTAATATTTATCATAATATGTGTGAGAAATACATGACTATTAAACACACTACCAAAAGTCTTAAATAAATGTGAGAGGACAGTAAACTCTCATTTCAATAGGAGAATTTAACTTGAGCAAAAGAAAAACTGGTGCTCTCCGACAGGAGCAAGAAGCTAGAACGTCATATTCTAAAAAACAAGAAAACACATACTACACACAGGAATCAAAAACAATCAACTTTAACTCGTCAAAACCTAAATCAACAAACAAGCATATAGAACTAATACCCAAATCACTCAATCAGGAAAAATACATCTTAGCATTACTAAATCCAGAAACGGATATAGTAGTGGTCAGCGGTCCTGCGGGTACTGGTAAAACTTATCTAGCTATGCAAGCGGCGATTAAGGCTATGAAAGCTGGAGAATGTGAACGGATTATTCTGACACGTCCTGCAGTGGGTGTAGATGATGAAAAGCATGGGTTTTTACCAGGAGATTTAAACGCTAAAATGGAGCCATGGACTCGTCCGTTGCTTGATGTATTGCGTGAATACTACACAGCAAAAGAAATTCAGTACATGTTGGAAGAACAAGTAATTGAAATTGCCCCACTTGCATTTTGTAGAGGTCGCAACTTCAAAAGAAGTTATGTAGTGTTAGATGAAGCTCAAAATTGTACACCTAGTCAACTCAAAATGATTATGACTAGAATCGGCATTGGCAGTAAGATTGTAGTTACTGGCGATATTGAACAAGCCGACAGAAAATCAGCCGACAACGGGCTACTAGACCTACAAAATCGTTTGGGGAAGGGGGTGATACCAGGTTTGCAGTTATGCAAGTTTGAACTGAAAGACGTTCAACGACACCAAATTATTGAACATATTTTGGGTCTATATCAGTAACCTGGTCATCCGAGTCAGAGGGGGAGAGTACTTCCCCTCTCCAGCCATTCTCTTCGGACAATCTATCTACAATAGCAGGATATACACCCTTGTAATATGCATACAAATTATCCCAATCAGTATCTACTCGTTGTCCATCAATAATGCATTTGTTAACTTTACGTTCCTGAAAGTCCATAATTATATTGACTGTTTGAAGGTCAGAATTTTTGATTTTCTTCCCCAAACCAACCATCTCATCAATTTTACCGTCAGGTTTCTTTACGTAAGTTACTAAAAGATATCTCATGTTGTTAATTCTGCTAATGTTGCTGCCAAACTAATTTCAGGAATGCCAACCATTGATAGATTGACTAAGCCATTACGAATCACAATGATTGCTTGGTCTTTTTGTTCTGGAGTCTTGCCCCACAAGTCTAAGTTATTATACATCCAACGATACGTATCTTCAATACGTGTAGGATACAATGCTAAATGTTGTAACAATTGCTGACGACCTTCAATTACTTTACCACTCTTAAACAAACTAGTGGCTTCAAGCAATAATTCATCTTCGCTATTACCTATACTTACTGGTGGTAGTAATGTTCCTGTACTGCTGTTAACTTGAACTTGATTTAAGCACTTACGCAAGTCTGGATATGTGGCACGGACATAACTATCTAGTGTATCCAAATCAAATTGAACGTTTTCAGTAACCAATACGGTTGCCGCCCTTGCAGTAAACTCTGTCATATCAGTTTTAGTGATATGGAATTCGTGACAACGACTCTTAAGTGCAGGGATAATCTTGTGCTGATAGTTACAAGTTAGAATATAACGAACTGTACCCGCGTAAGCTTCCATGTCATTACGCAATGCCGCTTGTGCTGCCGCTGTAAGATAATCTGCCTCATCTAATAGAACGACTTTGAAGTTACCAAAAGGCATTGTTTGTACAAAGCCATTGATTTTATCACGCATATTGTCAATGCCGTTTTCACGTGACGCATTAATTTCTAACACATCGTATTCTTGCACATCCAATTGATGTATCAATACTTTTGCAAGTGTTGTCTTTCCTGTACCGGGATCGCCGCTTAACAATAGATGCGGGATAGTACCAGAACTAATCCAACCCTCTACTTGTTGCTTTTGTCGTGCGTCAACAAAAACATATTCTTCTACTGTTGTAGGGCGATACTTTTCTACCCAAAGATTGTTCTTCATCGTTTCAATGCTTCGTAAGTGATAATGTGATTAAGTGATTCGCCCAAGTCTTTTTCATGGGGTACGATATGCAATGAGTTTTTCATTCTGTCTGATTTTTCATCATAGTGACGCAATTCAACTACATGCCCGCCATTAGCAGGATATAAATTGAAGCAAGTGCCACGACTTTCTAACTCACCAGATGAATCATGTCTTACTGGATTAAGACGAACATTGTTTTGTCTTTTACTACCAGTAATAGCAAGATTGGGTCCGTCATCATAATCTTTCTCTTGCGGAGTGTTGTTTGCCCAGCGAACCTTCTTTAAAAACCATTTATCAAACCATTTCATATTAGTATACCTTATCGCTCATTGTATCATCATTGGGAAGTTCATCACTAACTAATAGGATATCGTTAGGATCAACTTTACGAATTGTTTTCTTACCTGTTTCATCTTCAATATCAATACCTCTAGTCCATCGTCCATGACTGATTAGTATCCATTCACCCACTTTAACGTCAGTTTGCTCTGGGCCAACAGCATAGACTTGTGCCCATCGTGGTCTAATACCTGAACTCTTACCATCATCACCTGGAATAATAATTCCACTTGATGTAATACGTGATTCAAAACTCATATCGGTAACAATGATTGCGTTACCGATAGGTTTTACTGCTTTAACTTGATGTGCTTCAAATGCTAATTTACTCATGTGTTTATTATATGTGAAAGATTGTATATTTTCAAGGCTTTTGGCTAACTACTTTAACAATGTCATCAACTGAAAAGTCATCAGCTACTTCATCATCATTTAGCAATTCCATTTCTTCTAGCGTAACAATATCTACTTCTTCTTCTACTGGTGGCGGAACATACATTGGTTCATCAGGTGTTAGCTCAGATTTTTTAATTTCGGGAAAAGTATCATCTGCTGTTGCTTGACGTAACTTGTCTGCCATGCCGAGACTGTCAGCTTTGTTGGATACTGTTTTATTGTATACCGAATTAATACGTTGGTTATTATCCAAAATAACCTGATTTTTTCCATCAATAACATCACCACGTGCATTTACGCCCATGTTACCTGCGGCTCTTACATGCTCAAATCTACCGGCTAGTGCTGCCATATCAATTTCTTTTCCGATTGCGGATCTCATTCTAGACATTTTATTACTCCTTATTTTAAAAACTCGTCAATTGACAAGTCATAGTATAAACTATTTATCCTGTGTACACCTAATAGAAATAATACAAAACTAGCGATACTACTACCTCGTCCTACTCCCCAAACTACATTATTTGCTCTCATTGTGTCAACCAAATACTTAAGATATCTTAGTAACGGGAATAATCCACGTTCTTGGAACAATATCAATTCTTGCCCAGCACGTTGTAGTTCAGCGTATCCATTTGTTTGGTCAAGAACAAATCTAGCAATATCCATATCAATATATTCTTTTGGCATGAACCATTTGTTTTGATTCTGTGTGTCAAATTCTTTTACAGATAGATTTGGTTTAGTGTATACGGTGAATTGTGGTTTACTTACAATTTCTAATGATTCATTAAAGATGATAGGTTTATCAACCAAAGCACGTTTAAGTTGTGCTTCTGGATCAGTTAGGTAGATATTACAAATATCATCATGTGACAATATCTGTTGACCAAATTCATCTGTATACATTTTGCTATTGTAACAGATTACAAAACGAATGTCAAATTATGATTTGTCCGTTTTATTGTCAAAGTTAGCAAACATAACTTCGTTAGACGGATCTGTTGTAATATTTAAAGGGCTTTCTTCCCAACCAAGATACAAATCTTCCCAAGTAACATTATTTTTAATTAATTTTACAATTTTTTTAGATTTGTTTTTCTTGGTTACAGAAGTTGTTCTAATAGTAGAATCATTCCACCACCCAGGCTTATTGAATGGTCCTAAGTTTTCTTCTATTGAATGTTTACACCATACTCCGTCACTCATGCTGGACGATATAGTAATATCAGTTACAACTAACCTGCCTTCATTGATTGAATTTAGTTTAGAGATTAACATAATTCCAATAATTTGGTCATATGGTTCTTCGGGTAGTGTGCAAACTTTTAAATCAGCATCCAGATACTTCTGTATTGATTCATCTTCATCTTCACAAATGAAAATTGAATTTTGCAAACAGTGATTTAAAAAGTATTTGATACGCTCTAATGCAATATTTTGTTCACGTATGATTTCGGATTCAACATTAAAGTCTACATCAATCTCATAGTTGTTCAATATAAATTCATTGCTGAAGTATACACCGGTTGTAAATGCAAATGCACTATTAATTCTTGCTGTCATTGGATATGTTTATCTGTTGGTCGATGTTTTGTTTTTTATACATCTCATCCATACGTTTCTTTAACTCAATGTTATAGCTGTTGATTACCATTTGAATTTGGTTAGCCATATGTTGATTATTCATGCGACTTGCAAAGGTCATCTTTTGATACAAACTAGTAATAGCAGTTTGTATTTCTTCCGATGATTTTTTGGATAAGTCGTTTAAATCTAAGAATGGATGAGTAATATGATTATTCATCAATATATTTAATTAGATGCTAGTTAGTGATATTTTTTTCCAAATGATAGAGGATCCATCATAATTACCTACACAGTAGTACAAATATGTTCCATCACCGCATATAGTACCAGCAGTGTCGCCCACTGCACCAATTCCACCTGGCGTGCGTGTTCCTACTTGAAAGGTTTTTTGACCTCTACTAATAGGAGATATTTCTAATGTAGTTCCGCAATTTTCAGTTGATATCATATACTGCAATTTAACTACATCTTTGGGAACACTTACCGTATTAGTGTAAACTGAACTAGGTGCGGGATTAGCATTACTTGAATAGTTTTCTAAAATTCTAGCACTGAATCCCATACCAGAAACAATATTTCCTGTACTATCAATTGTAGTATCTGGAAATTTAATAGTTGCTTGACTGTTTGCAATTGTCAATATCAATTGTACATTACTTTGTGTTCCAGTTGGAGCCCAACCACCAAAATTAATAGTAGTATTACCTGTAATAGTACCATATTGTACGTCACCTTGACTGACATTTATTAATTTAACATCTGAACCAGAAGTATTAATATCAGTTCCTATGTTAAACGTACTTGCTCTAAAACTTTTTACCAGTGCATTACTTATTAATGTATTAGCCATATCATTGTTAAGATTGACACCGTTTAGTGCAGTTTTAACAATAGCTTTATTTTGTAGGTCAGTAATTTCTGTACCTGCAGTGGTTAAGTTATTTTTGATACTACTAAAATTATCTCTAAATCCTCGGCTGTCATTGTTAATACCGGGTATTGGATAGTTTGCATCAATGTTGTTACTGTTTATTTGGCTCATAGTGTTATTTCCGTAGTGTATTTATGATTCAATTTACTTGGGTAAAATTGTTTTTTGCGGGAATAATACGTAAAAATCATGTGAATCTAGTGGATCAGGTTGAGGGCTGGCGCTTGGTAATTTCTCCCAACTTGCCGGTGAGACGTAATTATTAAAATCAAACGTAGAACTCTTATCCACAGTGTAACGGTCAATTAAGAAATATATTTCATTAAGTTTGTGACCCCAATTATTGTTTATATTGTTCTTAACTGTTTCAGCATATCCTGGCTTAGTATAACAAATTACCCAAGCTTGTTGAAATCCTAAAATGCTACCATTTGCTTGTTGACTTGACATCCATCTTGGTAATAGTTTACTATCGTAATTTTCTTCTAAAACACTTGCAATTTGTTTCCTCATGTTATCAAAACTTGCAGGGTATAAGGTGTTTACTAAATTTGAACCCATACTAGCAAAATAATTTACTGACGCATTCATATCTGTTTCATAACTAGTATATAAATCTGTTCTGCTATCAATATTGTTACTGTTAGTAGTATCAATGCTTCTTGGTAGTGCGATTTCTTTTGATACGCTTACACCTGAAGGAGTAGCTAAGTTATCTATTACTTCACTATAGACAACTTCATAAAGTACATTTCCAAAATCATCTTTTGCTATAGCAGTTTTTAAATTGCCTAAGGTAATTTGTCTCCAATAATGATTTTTGTTAATAGCAGAAATATATTTTTCTATAGTGCTTGCTTTTATTCCATAAACTTGTACAAATTTAATTTCTTTTGCTTTACCAAAATAAATGTCATTTGGTCTGTACAAGTATTCAGTTGGTATTAAGTTAGTGTCTGTTAATAAAGAATTAATTATTGCTCTGTCGGCAAAATTAGGTGTTGCTTTAAAATACATTGTTTCTGTGGGTACAGTATAATATTGTTTCATGATTAATGTAAATTCACGTGTATCTTTCAATAATGGATAGTTAGGACTAAATGCTTCTACTGTAAATTTAAAAGTTGTATTGCTACCAAATTTGCTTAACGTAGTATTAACTTCGTTTGCTACTTTTCCTGCTATCTCACCGGTTTCAAGTAACGTTAAATTTGGTGGTAGATTGCCAGAAATTAATTTATATTGCAACGAATGTGACGCAGTAGCATTTATTTTTAATTCACTGATAGTATTATTGTTTATGATTCCCAAATAATAATTTGTAACCCAATTAACTTTTGTACTGACGTTGTTTGTTACGTTGATAGAAAAAATATATATTTGACTAATGGCGGTTGGAAAGTTTTTCTTTTTCACACGCACAGAAAAATTATATCTATTGAAGCCTTCTCCGTTGATTACAATAGTACCGGTAACCCAGCCTGTAGTAGAATTTGCAGTCAACCCATAAGGTAAATTAATAAATTCATACACTATATCATCATTTTCAAAATCGTATCCTATGATTTTAAATGTAAAATTACTTCCGCTTTTTATTGTAGGTATGTCGTTATATGGAATATAATATCCATAGTATGGATCGCTTGGTGGAATATTAAACGACAATGGTTTGTTATTTAAGATTTGTGGTTTTCTAGAATTAGCTGACTTGTTTAGTAAATTATTCAAAACAGTTATAGAAAAACTTTGAATTGCTGTACCCAAATCATTTTCAAGTTTTACTGTAAAACTATAAGCTTGTTTGATAGGTATGCCAGTAGAAGTTTTTGGTGGTTTAGGGTAACCTCTAATTAATCCTAAATTATTCATCTCTAGCCCAGGGGGCAAAGATCCGGAATATAATGTAACTTTAACTGAACTAAGTTCTACTGGTTTAGAATAAAGTAATTGATATTCTACCCAAGTGCTGTCTACAACAGTTAAAATATTTCCTGTAGTAGTAGTAAAACTAGGTTGTAATTCTCCTAATATTGTTAAAGAGAATGTTCTGTCTGCAATTTTACCATATGAGTCAGTTGCACGTACTGTGAAAGTATTGGTTGTGTCGTTTGCTACAGTAGCAGGGTAACCATCAATAACACCGTTTTCAGTTAAACTTAATGGGGCAGGTAAACTACCATTTAATATACTATAAGTAACTGTTTTTGCTCCCACACTAGGGTTAGCAAGCAATACAATATGTAATAATTTGGTAGGGGTATATGTGCCTAATGAACCTGCGGGAGTTACCCATGTTGGCTGTGCCATTAAATTATCCTAATAATTTTAGTGCTAACTCGTAATGATGTTTTCTATCTTCAATTCCAATAGTACCACCGTTGATACGTTTTGTAAGACCCACAAAGTCATCATTATCACAAAATTTGTTTAAGTCATTGTTGTCCCAGAACCAACCAGCAGAACTAACTGCACCTTCTGGTGTCTCTAAATATGCAACTGTTTCTTCAACACTGATGCCTAAATCTTCTGCAAACTTTGTATAGTTAGCACGACCGGTCAATTGAATTAATCCACGACCACAGAATTTGTATCCATCACCACTTGCTTCATCACCGTTACTCATACGATTAGCATACACACGATTAGCAATCTTTTCCGGCTGACGTTCATATTGTTTTGCAATATCTTCACTTGAGAAATACTTTTTGAATGTACCCATTAATCCTTTAGCACTGTAGTTTAGATTCTCTTTAACAAAATTAAATCCACCTGATTCATGTGCAGTTTGTGCTAAGAATGCGGCTGCTCGTTTGTGATTATCGTACATGTCATAATAGTCAGCAACTTCATGCAATGCTGTAGCATATTTTTTCAATACAGTTTCTTTTGTTTTTGGACATAATGCTACTAAAATTTCTAATGTTATCATAATCTTTCCTTTTAAAATCTTCCTACTGCAATTTCAATGACGCCCATTCCGCCATCAAAGTTTTCTAAACTCTTACCAATCACACTTCCTACTTTAGGTGATTCTTCTGCTTTTGCTACACCACCACCAGCTGATACTAACATATCGCCTTTGCGTACTTTACCAATTACTTTACACGGAACACGTCCTTGTAGTGCAACCATTGTAGGAAATTCACATTTCATAGCAGAGTTTAATACATATGCAGGATCAGTTGAAACTACACCTGCAACCCTTGTTGACATAATTCTATATGACTCAATAACTTCTTGGTCACCATCAAAATCAACAACAGTACCTGGTTCTATATATTTATTGGCAGCATATACTTCTGCTAAGTCAGCAAATGTAGCAGTTAATTTTGATCCTGGACTTAGTTGCCAATTACCAGTGATAGTACCTACAGCAACGTTAGACCCGGTTGTTAGCAACGGTGTTCTAATATACCCAGTGCCTACTACAGCACCACCTATTAAATTTAATGGAGTTGTAATGTCAGCACTAGAGGTTAGTCCAGCAGTAGTAGTACTACCTGATACTATTAACGTACTTGACGACCTTAAACTACCTGCAGTTAAACCACCGGTTACACCTATTGTTCCATTAGTAGTTAAATTACCTACGCTAGCATTACCGGTAGCAGTCAAACTACCAGTACTAATGCCACTAAGGGCTACAAAAGTATTTGCATTTAATGTACCGGTATCAGCATTGAATCCAAAATTGCTATTTGTAAATAATCTTACATTACCTGTAGCAACAGAAGTCATTGTTAAGAAATACGCACCTGAACTAGCACTAGCAGGTATGTTAGCTAGGTAACTTACGTTTGCACTTGAAACGTTACCTATAACATTTGCTCCTGATATATTAGTTAAGTTTGCACCACTACCATTAAAACCAGTAGCCACAACTTGTCCAGCATTAATATTTCCAGGAAGTGTTACATTACCGGATAAGGTAACATTTTTTGAACGTAAGTTACCGTCTGAATTTATGTCTCCGGTTGTTACTAACGAATTAACAGTACTTACACCGCTAACTGTTAAACTAGTCAAAGTCCCTATACTAGTAATGTTAGGTTGTGCACCGGTATAAACAGTTCCGGATACAAGTGCATTGCCTACTTGTCCGGATACATTAGCACCTGCTACTGCATTAGCAGTTGTTGCATAACTTACTGCTCCTACTACACTTTGACCTAAAATATTTGTAAGCCCTGCACCATTACCAACTAAGTTACCCACGGCAACAACACCTGTAAGATTTATATTACCGCACGTAATATCACCAGTAACTGTTAATCTAGATAAAGTCCCAAGGCTGGTAATATTTGGTTGAGCACTGGTGGTTAGTGTTCCTTGTAAATAATTTGCTGTTGCAAGATTTCCTAAGTTTGCATTATTAGTACTAACGTTTCCTAAAACAGTTAGAGTATTACCGTTGAAGGTAAGATTAGCACTAGCACCAACAACAGAATTGTTATTAAATAAAACTTGTGTATTACCCCCCACAGCCGATATTGTAGGAGATGAAATAGAATTTGCTGAAATACTATTAGCAGTTACTGATGGAGTAATAAGTCCGGATCCTACTGCACTTAATGTCAACCCTCTTAGTACACCCACGCTAGTAATATTTGGCTGAGCCGCAGTTGCTAATGTACCAGTTACACTAGATGCTGAAATACTTGTCATATTAATACTATCGGATAAACTAAGTGCAAAAATATTATTACTACTCGTAGCTATTGCTGAATTACCTGAAGGACTTCCAATACCAACTTTTAAATTATTATCAGTTTGAATAGTTACTTTTGCAATATTTGAAGATACTGTTACTGCACCGGTTTGTGTGTTTACGCTTATGCCGTTACCGGATTGTATACTACTGACACCAGTAGTATAAATTGTACCAAATAATTCTGTAAAATTGTTCTGTGCTTTTAAAAATGCAATTCTAACTGGATCAGCATCTGGATCATTTGGAAATGCGCCTAAATTAATATTTTCTTGTGCCATAATTATGCCCTATAGTGTATTTATCGTTTTTACAGCCAAAAAAATAGCCCGAGAACATCGGGCTATTAAATGCGTGAATTACTTAGATTCCGCTTAGTTTTCTAAAATCTGACAACAAATCTGTGCTGTCTTTCATTAATGTACCTTCTAGTGTAACTTTTATTACAGGGACAGTAGATTGGTCATGCTTTTGACGATTCAAACCACCGCTTATAGTTTTCATCATATACTCTAAGTCTTGGTCTGCTGTATCGTCAGCACTGTTAGCATAGCTTTCATCTACTGGGTGCTCACATCCACATGATTCCATTGGGTAACCGCATTCGTTACATGAATCGTGACCTTCTTCAATACTGCTTGTATCAGTATATTCTTTGCCACCTATGCTGAATTTTTCACCGTGTGGTGTATCTTTTAACTTTTCAGTGAAATTATTACCTTCATCTACATCGTCACCGCCAGTATCAAGTCTGCGAGGATCTCTTTTTGAAAATTCTGAAGAACTTTGTCCAGCTCCGGCATCGGATGTAGTTGGGGGTGGAGCAGTTGGAGTTGGAGTTGGATTTTTCTTTTTATCACCATATCCAGCCATGTCCGCAGCCTGGTTTACAGCACTACCAATACCGTTTAAGGCTACCAATCCAGCTCCTGTACTAATTAATGCTTTTTGGTGTGGAGTATAACCTGACCCTTTATTATGTGATACTACTTTACCTTCATCTACTTCTTCATCACAATCACATGGGCTTTCTCCGCATTCTTCACAATCACCTTCTTCATGGTCGTGACCTTCTTCCTCTTCATAGTCTTGAGAACCGTGTTCTCCGCTATTTTCAATGCCAGTCATCTTTTGAATCAATGACATCATATCATCACCGCCTTCGTCACCCATTTCACTATGTGCTTGAGGACTACCAACTGCAATTAATTGTGCTTCTGGACCAGAATGTTCATCATTTGACATTGGAAGACCGTAGTTGTTAACTTGTTGACCATGCTCTTGTTTAGCACCACCCATACCACCTAGACCTGCGTTACGCAATAGTTCAATGATTTCATGTGCATTACCTTCAGTAGCACTTACATTAACACTGTCATGACCTTGGTCATCAATTGTTGTGCTGATTGTAAGATTTTCATTAATCAATTCGTTTAATGTACTTTTCCAAGTTTCAACTTGCATATCTTTCATATTTTTTCCTTCAAATGCTCTACGTGAGCTTGCTAAGTTTCTGATAAAGCTTCCTGCTTCTTTAACACCTTCAGGATCAGATACTGCAGGTTTAAATGTTTTAGAATTGTCCGGTACTAATGGTTTGTAATCATCTTTACCCCATCCTGGGCTTGCTGTACGTGCTGCCGGTGCAGGTGTATTTGGATTAACTACAGGAGGATTAACTGAACCGCGACCCGCACCTGCGCCTTCATCAACTGTACCCTGACCTAGATAATGATGGAATGCTGTAACAACTTCACCTAAGAAATCTGGGTCATGGTTTAATTTGTAATGTGCAGACTTAGGTGTCATGCCCATTTGAATCATTTCGTGATATACTGCATTAGCAAACTCATCAGAGTCAGAAGCCAATGTAGGATTCTCTTGTGCTAAAGTCTTACCAACTTTCTCGTAAGTATATTCGCTTTCTTCCATTACACGTGCTTCAGAAACTTTCTTTTTCTTACGCAATGCTTCAAAGTCAGCCTTTGTTAGTTTACCTTTTGGTTCTGCAACATCTAAGTTGTCTTGCTTGCCCGGTAAATCTTTTGTCTCTTTAACTTTCTTAGCAAGTGGATTCTTTTTCTTGAAGGACGGATAAGGTGCTGTCTGCGTGAATGCATTGGAGGTTTTAGCTGGCTCTTTCTTGTCGCCAATGGCTTTTTTCATTGGCTCTTCTTTGTCACCATCAATTTCTGATTCATTAATCATGTTATCGGAAACAACTTCCATCCAATCTTTTAGGCTATGCTTAACAGACTTCTTACCTACTTCACCTTTTGCTTTGCTACCCAACATGCCTTGTAAGCCTGATGTGTCAAACTTAGTATCATTACCGTGTTCGTCTTTATCACCTTTTGTTGGGCGACCACGACCACGCTTTGGTGCATCTTTTTTAGCTTCAGAGCCTTTATCAACTTTGCCAATCTTATGTCCATATTG